CAAGCCCTGAAGTGGCCCCGCAACAACTACGACGTTGACGGCGTCGAACTGGAGTGCTCGCTAATCCCAGCCCAGATCAAATACGCCACCTACGAACTGGCCCGCGCTCTTGCCAACGACACTGGCGCCATCACCGACGAAACTGGCACCACCGGCCTCTACGACGAGGTGCAGCTTGGCGACATGAAGGTCAAATACAACACCCGCAGCCAAGCCGTTGGCACGATCAACAACGTCTTCGACAAATACCCCTGGCTCCAGAGCTACCTCGGCCCCTACTGCTTAGGCGGTTCCGGCTCCTTCCAACTCCGCGTCTACCGAGGCTGACATGGCTGGAACACTCGACACACTGTTCAAAACCGTCGCCAAGGACGTGGTATCAGATCTTGGTACCGCCTTCGACACCAGCATCACGTATACCCGCAAAGTTTCCCCGTCTTACGACGTAGACACCGGAGCACTAACTACAACCAACACCAGCTACTCCAGTATCAAAGTTCCGGTTGAGTTTGTCGTTTCAGAGGAAGAGGAAGGCCGCGAACAACGCCAGGCCAAGGTGTACATAACGCCCGACAAAATCGGCAGCAACCAGCCGACTTTGCAGGACGAGATCATCCTTACTTACGCTGGATCTAGCCGCACAGCCCAGATCACCGACATCCGCACCTATCGCGGCGGCCAAGAATACCTCTACATCCTGCTGGTGCGCTTCTAATGGCAGCTCGCAGCTACAAAAACCTAAAAGCGGATATAAAAGCTCAACTAACGGCGGATTTTAATGCGCTAATCCAACTAAGTATCGAAGAACTGGCGCGACCCACAGTCAGTCCTGTTTTGACTGGTTTTTTTGCTTCTAGCTGGAAAGCCGGAACTACCCGCCCCCGTGCCCGCGACGAAAGAGAGAACTTCTCCCCCTGGAGTGCCATCAAAACCGAAAGTCGCGCCAACGGTTACGTGGTGCTTGCTGCCGGTGAGCAACCAATTATTGAACCTCGGTATCCAGTACCTCAATTCAAGTTGGGTCAATCGGTATTTATCGGCAATACCGCTAAGTATGCCGCTGATGCCCTGGCATCCCCCAAAAACCAGATTCCCAATTTTGTGCAGGGCGAAATGAACGATCTGATCAAGTCTGTGTTTAGCGATAGCAACAGACCCAGGATTCGCGTTGCTTCTGGCCGTGGAGAAGGTCCACGCGGTCTGTTTGGATTGCTCGGCGGCAATCAGCAGTATGTTTCGTATGAAGTGCCGGGTGAAATGCCATGAGTCTTGTAAATGTCCGCGCCGCATTCGAAAAAGCAGTAAAAACTGCTGTCAACGCCGCCGATAACACTGTCACCTTGGTCTACGACAACACTCCTTACACCACACCCAGCAAAACGACGAAGTATCTGACCATGTCGGTCAACTTCAATCGCTCTACGCTCCAGAACATGGGCGCGGCAAGCGATTTCTACACGGGCGTCATCACCTGCCGAGTATTCGTACCTAAATCCGCTGGAACGTCTGTCCTTGCCGCCATCAGCGAAGCGGTGATCGACGGCCTGACTTCCGTCAACGCCTCGGGCTACACCGACAGCTACAGCTGCGACCCCCGCGTCCTCGACATCGTCGGCCCCACACCGTTAGACATTGAAGACCGCTCCCACTTTGTGGGACTGATCTCTTGCCAGTTCACAGCAAATGCCTAGTGTATTATTGAAGAAGCATCTTTTTTGAAATGCGAGCTGCAGAACTCCTGCGCAACAAGTTCGGCGTCAGCCAGCTGTACAAGCACGAGGTAAAAATCGAAGGCGAGACCGTGCTGGAGATCTACTGGCACCCTTTGACCATCGCCGAGCGTGAGTCAATCCAGAAGAAGTCCGACTCTGAGGACGCCAACGAGTTTGCCCTCAGCCTGATGCTGGAGAAGGCTCTCGACAAAGACGGCAAGCGCCTATTTGCAGACGGCGATCGTGCCACTCTCCGCCGTGAGGTCGAAGCCAGCATCCTCCAGGAAATCCAGCTGGCGATGCTGACCTCCGGCGCCGAGTCCCGCGTGGAGGAAGCGAAGGCTGCGCTTAAAAGCTAACCGCGACTGGTTTTTTATCTACTTCTTGGCCAAGGAGCTGGGCACGACGGTTGCCCAGCTCTCACAGCACCTAACCCAAGAAGAACTTGTCGGCTGGGCAGCCTTTTTCGAGCTGCGCAACGAAGAGGAAGAAAAAGCCATGCAACGGGCAAAAACACGATCCCGCGTAAACACGATGTAGTCGCAGTAAGCTGGGACGTAAGAATCCCGACGCGCACCAGTGGCTGAATATAACGTCGATATTCAGGTCAAAGCCCAAACAGGGCAGGCCGAAAAGGAAATTACACGCCTTGTCGGAAAACTGAAGCAGATCGAGACTGTAGACATTCTTCCGAAAACTTCAACAGCAAATATAAAAAGAGCAACGCAGGATGTAGATAATCTCAGTAAAACCTACAACAGATTAAAACTGGTATTGGGGACTGGCGGTGTCGCTGGTGCTGTAAGTGTACTATCGCGTGGTGTCGGCGATCTCGGTAGTGTTATAGCGGAAATTGGTAAAATTCCAGGCCTCGGAGCATTACGTGACTATGGTGAACAAGCTATACAAGCTACCGCAAACGTAAATCACTTAACTAACTCACTCACGTCTTTAGCTAGCCATGCTCCGGTTACAACAGCCGCTATCGGTGCCCTTGGTGTAGCCGCTTATGCTTTTAGTGATCAAATAGGCGCTGCCACAGCAAAAGCAGGTCAATTTTTTGGTGAAATAAGAGACTTGATTGCGTCTGGAGTAGTCACGCAGCTGAATGATGATCTTGTACTCACAAACAAAGCTCTTGTAGAATTAGCTAAAGCTGAGGGACTTACAGGACTCAAACAACTTCTTAGAGATGCACAACAAGAATCAAACGGCTTAATTTCAACAGACGAAAAATATAGAGAGTCTGTTATCTTAACTTTAGATGTACAAAAAGCCATCAACGAAGAGATGGCACGAAGGCGGCTTATTTACAGCAATCTGACTTCGGATGAAAGATCTTTACGTGCTCAGATAGAACAAAATGTACGTGCCAGCAAGGCCGGTAGACAAACAAGCGGTTTTGCCGAGTTTAGTCAAGCGGCTGGTGCGCAAACAGCTATTGATAAATCCATTCGGAGACAAGAAGATCGTATAGCTAAACGGCTTCGCGGTTTTGAATTTCAAATCCCTCAGCTTGCCCTACCGGCATTTGAAGAACGCGGATTAAACACGCTTGTTGATAGCTACGATACAGCTTTAAGTAAAACCCAACAACTCACAAACGCTACCACTACAGCTGCTAATGTATCTGCTGCATTAGCCGACAATAATACCCGAGGGGCACGCTTTATAGAGAAAAGTGCGGAATACGCGGAGTTACTGGGGGCATATTACAAAAAAGACGCTTTACCTGCAATTAAAGATACACAAAAACAAGTTGCTGACACGAACAAACTGTACAAAAATACTTTAGATATAACCTATCCACAGATAGAGGCTCAAAGACAACTGTTGGATCTGGAAAACGCACAGACAGCTGCTACTAAACGAACTAATGCCGCACAAAAAGAACGCGGCAAGTTACTAGAAAACCTTGCCCTTGGAGCTGGTTTTCCACTCTTATTCGGAGGAGGTATTGGTGCTATCGGAGGAGGTCTGGCCGGTTCATTTGTCGGCCAAGGATTTGGCGGTCAAATCATAGGTAGCGCTTTAGGGCAGATAGTTGATCGTGCAATCCAAGCTGTAGGAACTCTCGGGCAAGCTCTTGTGCCCGCTACTGCAGATATAAACGCGCTTACTAAAGCAGCAGGTCTGGCAGGAACAGAGACAGAGCAGCTTATAGGTAGTTTTGAATCCGCAGACGATTCTGCGACTGCTTTGGATGCGGCTACGCGCCAGATGGCGTTGACAGTAGGTAATGAGGGCGTAAAAGCGTTGATTGCTTTTGGAAGTGAAACGCAGCAATTAACAAACCAGTGGAACATTTTAATGACACAAGTAGGAGCAGGGCTGGCCACACTGCTGACAGGTCCTGTAAGTGAACTTGTAAAGATGGTGGAGCGCACTGCTGCTATCGGTGTCGCCCGTACATCAGAAGATCCTGTACTTAAAAGTTTGTTCAACCAGCTAAAAGCTGCACCGTCTCCGATCGTACTCGGTCCAGGATCTACAGTCGATTTTGGCGAAGGCAGAAGACTGGAACTCGAAGATCAGATCTTAAAACGTGTACAGGAACTTAGAGCAGAAGAGGAAAATAGACTGAGAAATTTAGAGCGTATTAACACGACACGAAAGACTGAACTGGATATTTTAGATATACAAATCAGCCTAGCTGGTACCTCTGGCAAACTAGAAGATAGTAATGTATACGCTCTACAACAAAAACTTATTTACCGGAAATTTGATCTGGAATACCAGAACGCTGTAAATAAAGGTCTATCAAAAGAACTGGTGCTGCGCCAATTAACCTTAGATCTTGCGGTCCTAAAACAGCAACGAGAGCAAGCTCTTGCACAAGCACAAGAGCAAGCTGCGCGAGAAGCTGAGCGCCAGCAGAAAGAGCAGGAGCGTATAGTTGAAAAAATGAACGCTCAGTATCTGGCTAGCAGACAAAGTCACGAACTTGCTAAAAGAGATCTGGCGATAGCTCAATCAGAACTCGGTTTCAGTCGGCTGCAGGCGGAATACGACAAAGATCGTGCCGTGCGGATGGATGATTTCCGTAAGAAATACAGTGAGGCTTTAAGCGAGCAAGAACAGGAAGAACTTGTTGCTACTCATCTGTTACAAGCAGAAACTGCACGTTTAGAGTACATAAAAGCTCAAAATGCAGAGTTTTATAGGCAAGTAGATTTGGCTTCTATGGTAGACGATAGAACCAGAAGCATTGTAAATAATTTAGAGTCTTTATTTACGCTAGACATTGATTTTAGTGGGCTTTTAGCTGCAGATACATTTGCCTCTGAGTTAGAACGTGTACGTGAAGAACTGGAAAAACTTGTCAGCCCTGTCGGCCAGGTAACAAAAGCAGCCGAGGGCATTGGTGGCGCATTTTCAACATCTTTCACCGATGCTATTAACGGTTCTATTTCTGCTCAACAGGCATTAGCCAACTTCTTCCAAAATACCGCTAACGCTTTTATGGATATGGCTGCCCAAATGATCGCAAAGTATATCCAAATGCAGATTATCGGCCTGGCCACCAGCTTTTTCCCTGGAGGAGGTCTGTTCAAAGGGGCAGGACCTGTGCAATTCCCTAGCAGCACGAATGTAGGTATCAGTGGCTTTGCAATGCCAAAACTGATCGGTAAAGCGGCTGGAGGTCCGGTTTCCGCTGGTTCGTCCTACCTCGTCGGCGAGCGCGGCCCGGAGATGTTTGTGCCACGCACCAGCGGCAGCATTTATCCCAACGATGCCATGGGCATTGGCGGCGGAAAT